GACAGAAGAGTGTAATAGGTAAATCATCCCAGGGTGTTGAATTAACAATATTTAATCCATTCCCTACAGTGCATACTCTAATCCTTTCATCTATACCATCACCATCTAAATCATAAAAAACATAATGTTCTACATAGAGAACACTTTTACTATTACTGTCTGCTCTATCAACACCAGTAAAATCTGCGTATGGGTTTCTTGCTTGTTCTAGGTCGTAGGAGTCTTCATCGACTGCGCTTCCAGAACCAGCGAACTGTTCCATTTGTTCTTTGTCATAACCCATAGCAACTAAGTCACTTACAGTCTTAACCATTCTGTGTGCAACATATGGAGAAGTATTTAAGTCTCTAGCGTGTCTTGAAATTAACACTTCTTCTGTTGGCACTGCTTCGATTACCACTTGGTCTTTAGGTTTGATTCTTCTAATTTTGACATCGTAACTAGCTGGAGTTTCTTGTGTCACCTCTTCGCCAGTTTCAGGATTCATCATTGTCATGCTTTGCATTTCAATTTTTTCTTCAACGACTTCTACGTTTGGGTCAAGAGTAATAGCTTGATAGGCTTCTGGTGATAGTCCTGTATATTCGTGAGTTGATGCGGTAATGCTGTCATCCCAGTAGGCTTTTACAAAACCAGTTTTTCTAATAAGTGCATCTTTAAACGCATCGTATAAAACTTTGAAGCCTGGGTTTTTTTGTTGGATGACATAGTTAATGTAATCTGTTTGTTGTTTGGCTAGTTGTATGTCTTCTGGGCCATGAGGTATGAACTCTACTATTTTATTAGTACCAAAGAATGTACGCATGATTGATGGCAGCATGAATAACACGCTGTCTCTAACGTCTGTTGATACAAACTCTGATTGCATAGAGCTTTGTGATGTTGGAGCGTTTCCAAGATAGTAGTCAGTAGCGTCAGCCCTGTCCTGGTCTATCTGGTCGATAAAGTCTTTAGCGTCATCCATTTCGGACTTAAGTACGCCTTGTAGTTCTTCTTCATTGTAAGAATCTTCTACTTGTAACTCTTCGATTGCTTGATCTGTGTCGTATTCCATACTTTATTCCTGTAGTAAACCTTTCGGAGATTGTAAGCCTTGATAATAATTTTTAAATTCTGGAGTTTTATAATTCCTAGAAAACATATCAGCTTCTTCTATTGTTTTGAACTGAATTACATTTCCATTTTTTTTATTATAATTTAATGCCTCTCTCTTATCTTCAAACTTATGTAGCTTGTCTCCAATTTTTACAATCATTGGAAAAGCATAAGCATTACCATTTTCATCAAACTCAGCAGACATTAGATGAGTGCTAACCGATTTATCTGGATTATTAATTACTCCATAGCTTTGTGGCGATAAAATTCTATCAACAAACGGAACTTGTTTGTTCTGTGCTAGTAGCTGCATTAAATTTTCTACATTGTTATTCATTTATCCCACTCTGATTATTCTTGATGTCAAGGGTTTCTTGAAATTATACCCTAAAAAGTTCTCGCCACCACTAAAACTTGCAGCGGAACTTGCCATGGTTAGTGCAAGTGCGTCAGCCTTATCTGGAGACTTAACACCTCTTTTTTTCATTTCATCCTTAGACTCTATTTTTATTTTTCCAGTTGATGTATATTTATAACTAGGTGCTGCCAATTCTGATACAAGCTCATCATCATTAGGAAGTCGGCAATTACGCAGCACCAACCAATCTTTGATTGCGAACCATAATTCAGCTCTTAAGTTCAAATAGTTTTTCTTAGTCGATGGTGCTTCTGCAACATTAACTCCTCTTACTGGTAAATTTTGTTCAGCTAGTCTATCTACAACCCCACTACCAAGACCAATTACATCTATAAGTATTTCTTGTGGTTGTTCTACGACTGTACTGTCGTCATACAAGTTTTTAACTGCACCGCATAATTGCATTAAATCCATCGATTTAAAAGTCTTAATTTCAAGAACAGTATTACCTTGTCTAACACATAGCGCAGAGTTGTCTCCGCCAAACCTTGCTACGTCTAATCCCCAAACAATAGGTGCTTTGGTTGTTAGTGCTACGTCTCTGTCGACAGCATTTCTTGCTAGTTCCATTGGTATAACCGAATCATCATCAGCGTTAGGAAACTCGCCCCTTACCTCTACTCTAGCAACGGTAGAATCTTCTCCGTATTGTTCGAGCATGGTTTGGAATAGTTTTTGGTCAGTACCTTCGACTGTGCGTGAGTCTATTTGTTCTAAGTTCCAGAACTTACGCTTGGATGTGAAACTCTCGTAGAAAGGCCCTGTGTTTCTTCTAGGGTTAGAAAAAGTAAACCAGAAACGATTTTCTGTTGGCTCTGTAAAGAAACCTTCGGAGACGGAGTAGATGGGTGCGGGTATACCTGATGCCTCGTCCATGATTAAGCAAACTCCGTAGGAGGAGTGAATACCAGCGAAAGCGTCTGGGTTCTCTTCGCTCCATAGCTGCGCCTGGGCGTAGTAGTAACCTGTATCTATTTTTAAGTCTCTTTTGAGCGCCTCTTCAAACCAACCATCTGGTTTTATGGTTGTAGCAGTTTTAGTAAACCAATGACTGTTTATAGAAAGTGTTAGCCACTTACCTAATTCCGCCCATGTTCTTGATCGGAGCTGTTGTTCGGTGTTAGCGGTTACAATGGTGGTTGATCCAAGTCTAGTTGATAGCATCCATAATATTAACCATGAAACTAAAGCAGACTTTCCTATTCCACGACCTGAAGCTACAGCAAGTCTAAACATCTCTGGATTAATTTCGCCTTTATTTCTTTGTATGCTTATTGATAATTTTTTTAAAACATTTTTTTGCCACTCTCTTGGGCCTGTAAAATCTTCGAGGGGGGTGTCCTTCTGTCCCCAAGGGAAGATAAACATAACAAAGTTGTATGGATCATCCGCAACTTGAGGCGACCAAACTTCGGTCATTAGTTGTTGTTCAGCTTCAGCTCCGTATTTCATATATTTACCAAAATTATAAATAATAAAAAATTACCAAGTCCAGCTATGGTGGTGATTTCTATTATTCCTTTTATTACCTCTTTCATATTCTACTCAAAAAAAATTAAAAAAAATTAGCGCAACAGTTACACATACGATACCCGTGCGGAAAAATGTAAGGGGGGGTCAATCATTTTAAATCGGAGCATGTGATTTGTCAGATTGAGGGCAACCCTTACTGATAGCGTACTATCCGCCCTTATTATCATCGTTGTTTATGTCTTCCTGATTATTTACCAGTTGTTCCGAAGCTGTAGACGTTGATTTAACAGCGTTTATAACCTTAGGCTGTTTGATAGTCGCCATCTGGTCGACTAATCTATCTTTTGCACCAGTCAAAACATCATTAAGATTTATAGTAGCGTGGACTGTTTCCTGCCTATCCTTATAAATATGATCCGCTCTATTCTTTAAAAAGAATATTTGAGCCTGTATATTGTTCTCGGTGGTCGCGTTGACGTACAAGGCATTGGCAACGTCCGTGACAGCCTTTGTCTGTCCTTCCCTCATATACCTATCAAAAAGTTCAGAATCTTTCTTACGCCTTCTTAGAGTGCTTTCAGAAATCCCCATAACAGAAGCTAATTCCGATTGATTTAAACCAAGACCCGCAAAATGTTTTAACTTTTCTAACTCTTCAGAAGTGAAAGAAATAATTCGCCTACCTTTCTTGACTGGCAAATTATTGTCTTTTTTTGGTGTTTTTTGCTCCATAATTGATATTTTCTACTGCTCCTTAAACCCCTATATTACAACATTCTTCATAAAAACCCTATGTTTTTTTGGCTAAGTGCTTGATATATAAGTACAATTTAGTATCATAGGGAAGTCAAACGTAATACTTTAGGAGGTAAACATGACAAACAAGGAAATAAAACAACTACAAGAGCTAGACGCAAAGGCTAGAGGTAGCGAACATTTAACAAGTGAAGAAATTAATCTTTGGAAGGATTTAGAGTTTAAAAGAAATAAGCAGAATATTTATATACGCCTATCAGGATACGAAAAATATTATTATGCTTTTCAGTGTTGGGATTTTACACAATACATTTTAGAAAATGGTTTTGGCAGATACAAACCGTCAGACATAGCAGATGTTTCTTTTCATAAACATTCTGTAACAGTCAGATTTGTTTCAAGTGCAGAGTTAGATATCAAAAGGTTTGAGACTTCAAAAGAGATGCTTAACTTTGTTATTGGCTTCAATGCTTGTTTAAGTGAGGTGGCGTAATGAATACAGATATTAAAAACGCTAACTTCTTAGACGATATAGAAAAGATGCACGACTTTAGAATATTAACCAAGAAGCAATTTTTACAATCATAT